TGATCCCAGGCGCGTGGAGAGCATCCATAGAATGATCCATGCGACGAGTGCGGATTTACCAATACCACGACCTGATGCTACGGCAAGTCTAAACATCTCTGGTAAATCTAATACGTTGTTTCGCTCAATGTGTATTGCCATTTCTCGCAAAATTTTTTCTTGCCACTTTCTTGGTCCTTTAAACTCTTCAAGGGGGGTGTCTTTTTGTCCCCATGGGAACACATACTTAACAAAGTTTACTGGGTTGTCTTTGATTGGTCCTGACCATAGTTCGGTCATCAATTCCTTTTCTAGTTTTACACCGTATTTCATTTGTCTTTATGTTTTAAAATAAAACAAGCAATATGTCTACCAGTTCCTTTGCCTGGTGTCATATCTTCTGTAGCTAACCACTTTACATCTTTTAAGTTTCTTATTTCAGCTCCAGCTTCAATCATCATTAACACCCATTTATCCATTGGATAAACCATTACAACATCTTTGCCCTTTTTAAATTCTTCAATAGATTTTCTTGCCCACGCTGTAGGACCTTTCTTTTTACCCTCATGTATTATTGATCCAAAAGGCGGATTACAGTAGTTTGATTCACCCCATTCACATGTTAGTCCATCAAATCCAGTAGGTAGAGGATAAGGGCATGGATCAAAATTAAAATTAAATTCTTCATTTAACTGGTTGTATAAGTCAGGCGGAGTAAGCCAGTAATGCTTTCCATCTCCATTGTTACCTTTGTGAAATTTATTATCTTTTGGTTTTTTGTTATTCATATTTTCTCCCTGTATTTCATATTAAAAAAAAATTAAAAAATTTTAGTTGAGTAGTTATACATATATCACCACCGCCACATCGCCGAAGGGGGGGTTAAATGCGATTTCTTGAGAGCCATTAGTTAAAAAGGGAGTTTTAAAAAACTAAGCCCGCATTCAACCCCTTTATTATTCATTCTCGCCCTTGCTGAGCGCTTGCGCGGGCGCGTGGTCTATTATGTTTACCCTCTCTCGCGCGCTGTTCAGTACGTCGCCCAGATTAAGCTGATGATCTACTACCTGGCGATCGCTCCAATCTTCTGGGGCGCGGTTGCGGAGATAAAAAGAGATGGCATTAAAATTCTTGTCTTCTATTGTTTCCATCAATTTAGAGGTGACAAATGCAAGGCCTTTAGATTTACCACGATCTAAAGCGTCCGAGATTCCCGAGTTTTTCTTTTCTCTGTATTTGTTGAACGTATCCCAACCAACGCCGAGAGACCTACAAATATCCATGATCCCGAGTCCTTGAGATGCCAGATGTTCAACTCTTTCAGCATCTATATTGATAGGTTTGCGTCCTCTTTTTTTTGGTGTTTTTGTTGTCATATTCCGATTAATTATAGCTTATAAAGCCTTTATTTATCGCATTTATGTAATTAATTGTATATTTTTGCTTTAATAGTGTTGCTTATTGGGTTTAAATGTATATAATGAGTATTGTAAGGTAATTAAATCTTACATACTTTGGAGAAGTAATATGAATAATACAGTAACAAAAACTAAAAGCGATTTAGAGTATCAAGTAGATAGTCTAATAGAAATCATTGAGTCTGGCGTTTATGAATGCGAAGATGAGAACGGACCAAACGCCTTTGATTTTATTAATGTTGAATGTTTAGACATTAACTATGTAACTAACAGCGATAAAACATATCAAGGCGCAAGAATATTATATTCTTTTGGTGGTCCTACTCTTTGGATAGATACAATGCGCGGACAAGTTGAAGGCTATTGGGCAAATGAAACCATTATCAAAAATTATCAACAAGATTTATTATATCTTGATGAGACTTGTGATGAGTTATACACATACTAAGGGGGAAATAATGACTAAACAATATATAGAATATGTTATTTGGGGTGTAAAACCAGATGACAAGAACAAGCCAGAATATTTACAAGAGAGTATTTTGCAACAATATTATGATGATAAATTCATCACATCAAAAGAATTAGCAGAAAGATTAGCAGATTTATATAAAGATGCTGGCGCTACTAATGTAAGAATTCAAGCTATACCTTTTCATAAGGGTTGCGAGTTTGAATTAGCTAAACAATTTACAAGGGGATAACCATGACAAAATTAACCATAAAAAGAATTTGTGATATAGCTGGAGCAATCCAGCTAACGCAACACGGCAACAGGCAAGCGATGAAGTACGCCAGTTGTACAGATAAAGACGCTCCGCTAGTAGTTAACGAGTTACGCGCTGCTGAGTTCTGTACCAGAGAAGCAATATTTATATATCCAGGCGGTACAGCTTCATATACCAATAGCGAGGTGTAAAAATGAGCAACGCAATAGGAATAATATTAATAATCTCATTCATGGCCGTGTGTATTCACGGCGCATATTTAATAATTAAAGATAAGGAGCAAGATAGTGAAGATTGACAGGCGCAAGATCCCGCAACACTTACGACATTTACCAGATAAAAATCTAATTGCATTAATAGAACTATTCAGGGCCAGGCTATGACATTTCAGCAAGCATACGCAAAATATAAAGCGCACATGGTAGACAATGGAATTACTGGAGATTACACCTATATTTCAGAAGATACCTCTAAGACGGACGGACAGGGCGCGTGGTTACTTATTGACACAGATAAGGATAAGATAGCCTATGTTGACAAACATGGCGTTACAAGGCTTTAGAAATGACTAGAGACGAATTACTAAAATATATAAGGGTAAAATACGGCTTAAACCAGAACAAAGGGTTTAAAAATAGACTAAGCCTAGACAAAATACTCAAGATCGTTTCTAAAGACGATCGCGAGAAAATAATGAAAGCATATAATTTAAACAACGAGGAGTAAAAATGAAATTAGTAGAAAAAGAAAAATTAAACTTAGAAACCATAGTAGAAGATTTAGCAGATTTAACTTATTGCCTGGGAGAAATAAAAGATGATCTGGATTCTTACAGGAATGTATTTCTTAATATGGAAGAACACATCAAAGAAAACAAAATAAACCACAGTCTTTTGGATAGAATAAACACAACTATTAGAACTTTTAACGTAGTAGAAGATGTTATATGGCAAAACTACTTAAAACTATCACAAAATAAGGAGTAACCAATGAACGGAAAAGGAAGCGGAAGAAGGCCAGCAGCAAAAGACAACCCTAACGCCTACCAAGATAATTATGAAAATGTATTCGGCAAGCGCGCAAAGAAAAAAGAAACCAAAGAGAAAAAAGACAAGAAATGATATACTAAGTTTGAACTGGCGAGAGTTCTATTATCTTCTCCAAAGATAAAAGCTCCCCCTGTATGGCTCTCGCTAGTTCCTCGCGCCTCCCCACGCGCCGAACCCATCAAAGCAAATCCACTAACCCCACCAATAAAAAATGCTTCTTCCCGCCAGGCTGTGACTTCCGCAAGCGCTTCTGCTCACCCTCTAACACACACCACACCACCTCTTTTTCTATCAACTCAGTCATAGCTCGCCCAGATGTTTTCCTATTAACCCCAGTCATCTTTGCATAATAACTAATAGCATCATGCGATGACCAAGTTTCATACCGCCACCGCTCGCACACGGACCAAAGAATTAATTTAGCGCTCACCGACAAATCCGTTCTCCCACACTCGCGCCTAAACCAAGCCCACACCATCCCGCGCACTCTTGAGAAGTCACCTTCCTTGCGCGCAAGCGCTAAAGGTATAAATACTCCCGCTCTATCGCTTGGGTTTTCGTGGGTTGTAATCCACCAATGATTCTTATCTATCGTTTTAAATCTTTTCATTTCTTCTCTTCTCTCTTTTCTTTCTCTGGAAGCTGAACCCCCTCAAGGGGTTCGCTTCCTATATCATATGACTATGATATGGATATATGGGAGCCTCTTACTAGAGTTATGTCCCTATCTTGGTCAAGGTATGTCCCTAACACTCCCATACTATGTCCCTAACACTCCCTATGGTTTTATTCAGTAATCTCATTATTTTGAATAAAATCACCCCATTGATCTGCCATTGCATCAGCTATTCCCTGGAATGTTTTTGATCGTGCTTTCATTCTTTCATGCTTAGATAACTTCAAAGCATCTGCATACCACTTAGGGTGTCTTTTACCACTTTTGAAAGTAGTAAATTCACCTTTATCAACAACTTTGGTATGTGTTAAGTTTGGTAAATTTTTTAACCATAAGCATGTTGTTTTCTGTGCTTCGTGTCCAAACTGCCATGGCTGTATTATCTGATCTGGTTTTCTTATTTTGCTTGAAATAACTGATACAGGATTTTCTAAAGCTATATGTTTTATTGGAGCATCTAACAACAACCTCACAAACTCCAAAGCCTCTTTTTGTTCTTCTTGTTTGTCTTTGAACCACCTAGCTCCACTAACAGCTAAATGTGTGCATGGTGGATGCGCAACCATTAGATCCCAACCATCATATAAAATGTCCCTAATATCTCCTTCATAATGTTTACCTGGAACATCTGTGGGTAATATGTCACAACTTGTAGCATCAAAGCCTTTACTTTTAAAAGCATCTCTAACTGCTCCACTATATTCACACGCTACTAATATTTTCATAATTTTCTCCTAAAATTTGTCATATAAATGTATTGGATTTTTCACCTCTTCTAATAATTCAAGCACGCCATCTTTCCTAAATAATGTTTTGGTTTCATAGTCAACATTGCCAGAATTAGATTTGACAAGTGCAGCTTTTACCACCGCCATGCGATCATTTTTCACGCGCATCTCCTCACAAATCCGCTCGCAATCCTCCGCGCTCGCTAACCACATTGCTATCGCCCACCGCACGCTATCAGTAATACTTGATGCGCCTCTGATCTCCGCTCTATGACTCATAGCATCATCACTATCATTTGCTAACGCGCCTTTATTAAGATGATGTACTGTGAGCGTGCAACACTTCAATCTAGCGCTGATGTTTGCGCAGTAAGATCCCCAAAGCTGTCCCGCCTCATTACTACTTGATACATTACCAGTTGTAAATGCTTGTAGCGGATCAAAACAAACCAACCTTAAATTTGGTATTGCTTCTAACTCCTCCACCAGCTCTTGCGCGATAGGTGTAACCCCTTCTTCTCGCATCAATATCATAGGTTCTTTTTGCTCTGGGACTGGAAACACATAGACATCATATGAGGAGTCGAATCGCTTGCCTTTAGGATCAAGCAGATCTAAACGCCTATGTATTTCCATTAAATCATCTTCAGCACAAAAAATAACTGTATTACCACGTTGCTTAACATCTTTACCCCAAAACCTGCCTCCGCACGCCACAGACAATGCTAGCTGAATAATACTGAGTGACTTACCGACGCCACCAACGGCTGCTAAAATGCCTGGCTTGGCTATAGGTATTAATCCATCTACTAAAAATTTTTGTGGCTCAGGCTTTCCTACTAGGTTTCTTACAGCGTACTTTTGTATGCCTAGCTTATGCTCCATGAGTTCAGCTTTAACTTTATCTAAACCATGTTTTAAATATAAATCGTTGTAGTCTCCGCGCTCGCTCGGTAGTCTCACCGCACAATTCATTACAGCACTCGCGCACTCTTGCGCCTTCTTCTCACCTACTCCGTTCTCATCATTATCAAGCGCTAAAATAAATCTAGCACCTGTTAGCTCGCGTAATTTAGAGGCTGCATCCAATATAAAATTGGCACTAAATACGCAAGCTACAGGAATTTGGGTAGCTTCATAAACTGAAGCAGCAGTTGAGTAGCCTTCAACTAAAATTAATTTTTCTATATTTCTTATTTCTGCAAAGCTAGTACCAATTAAAAATACATTGCCTTTAATTTCTGATGCAGATTTGAATCTTTTGTTGCCTTTTTTATCAATAGACTGTAGAGAACGAAGCTCGCCTGTTGTAGAATACACAGGAACAATTAAGTTTCCATTTAATTGCTTCAACCCATAACTTTTAACTTTTTTACTTGTGAGATATTCATGTTCA